TGTTTTCTTATTTTTATTTTTCTTTTTCACGGGCATTTTGAAACAGTAACAAATTCTTCACGGACAACAGTAATTAATAATAAAAGGCTTTTAAACTCGGTGGATGCCAACCCACTATTTGTCTCGAGTCATTTGTCAGCTAGCACTAAGGCCGTCAGATAAGGACTGCTGATGGATGCTGGAATACTGTCCACAGAACGAATCAATTCTTCTAAATAATCAATCTTAGTCTTGTCCAGCCCATAAATTTTGTCAAGCATCTCGTACACGCGCGGGTCAAGCTCATGAACCTCCCGGGCATGAGACTTGTAATCGTTCAATTCGAACTCGGGATTGCGACCCTCGTTACGTGTCAAGCGCATAATCACATCAATCATCGTTCGTAGTACTGGAATGTGATGAGTGTCCGCATAATGTGAAAATGCTGTCCCCCAGAGCATCTGTGCTCTCCATCGTGCATCAGCACGTGGTCTGATGAACCAACCAAACCTCGCCAGCATGCGACCAAGTTTAGGTCCGAGAATGTATTTGTTACCATCAATAGGGTAAAACCGAGATGAGCAAAACTCAACCTCATGCTCGTTCCCCTCCAACGTCAACTTGTTTTTGGATGTCAACCCAAACTTGCTAAAGATACTAACGTCGACCGGCTTGTAATTTTCAATGAGCGTCAAGTTATCATCACCAAGGGCCATCATACGGTAATCTTTGTTGCCAGCTTTAAACATGATGTAAGCAAAAATCAAAATGTTTATGACTGTATTGCCGACAGATGTGTCTGACGTACCAGACCGTCTGGTGCCCTCGACTTTGAACTTAACACCCTTACACGTGTACGTTGCGGCGCCCAAGTTTTTACGCATGACGGCGGCAACGTTGTGATTTAAGCCTAGACGAAGAAATACCTTGAGAACAAGCTTGAGGACGTCAACATGAATGGACGAGTCAAAACGAGAAAAGTCACTCTCAAAATAATATGATGAAACACTGAACCACGCACCAATCTGCTCGGACGTAACTCCTGTAGCATAAAAATGCTTGTTGTGTTCATTCCAAATTTGTTTGACTTTGTTCTGAACTGCCAAAATGTGTGGCCCAACAATGACGTTGTACTGGTCCTGACATCCTTGGATCATACGCGGGTCTTTCTCCTCGAGCTCACCTACACCAGCAAGAAGCATCTTTTCCGATTTGACAAATGCCTTGTAATGAAACAATTTGGAAAACTGAGTCATTTCCAACGGCAAAGCTTCTCTTGCAGAAATGTGATCATGCTGCTTGGTGGTGGGGTAGCGAGAATTCCATGCTTCGAAGTCAACCTGGAGATCAATCGTTGAGTGTTCCGGAAATAAATCATCGAAACTGTCAAAGACCCAAGACTGAAAATCCTCAAACACAAAACGGTCAAGAGGTTTCTTCTGCGGTGCTCCTCTATTCACGGCAGAAATAAGCTCATTGACGAGTGTGCTGGCATGAACAACTGGCGGATGTTCACGTAACACAATTCCCAAAGGTTCGACTTGTCCCGCCGGCTCTCGAGCATCTGAAAGATCAGGAACCCGGAGCTCGCAAGACTTATCCAAATTGTCATATTTAATGACCATCTTGGAATCAACCAAAGGCAAAGGTGAAACGTCGTACTCAATTTCTCTCAACTGAGCTTGTGCATAATCGCCATCGTCAAACTGAC